ATGCTGCCCCGAGTCGCGTAATGGCGAGCAGGTTTAGCAGACCGATGTGAGGGTAAATAAGGGAACATGCTCCGGAAAGGCAGCGCGAATGCCAGACGCGCACCGGTTATCAGCGGCTAATAAGCGACAGAGACTCAAGGGCATGAGCGCGCTCACTGCGAGAGTGTGAGTCAAAGAGTAGTTGGCTTTGGGGTGACGTGAAGTGCAGCTGCACGACGGCAACCGGAAGATAAGCACCCGGCGCGTCACCGCCAAAGTCAATCATCGGAGGTCAACATGACAGTAGTCATTACATATCTGGCTGACGATAACGCCAGAAATCGCCGCAGAGCACGCAGACAGGCTCAACGTGAACAGGCAATGCAAGAGCAGCGACTGGCACGAAAAATTGCGCTAAAGCTCTCTGGTTGCGTCAGAGCAGATAAAGCAGCATCACTCGGAAGCCTTTGCTGCAAGGAAGAAGATGAACGCAGTGGAAGTATTTGCCTGCCAAACGTAGCCATTTACGCGGCAGGATACCGGAAATCAAAACAACTGACAGCGAGGTAAGTGATGAATCAGACATACATTCCATCATGCTTGAGAAATCTGCCAAAGCAGAAAGCAAAGCCCCGCAAGCAAGCCATAAAGGACGCTAAGGCAGAGGTTATTGATCAAGCAATACAATTGCTCAGGGAGGAGTTAAGAAGTGGCAAGCTCGAAGGAATGATGATGCCCTATCAGCGCGGATATCTATCGGCGATTAGTAAGTTGGAAGTATTGAAGAGTGAATTATGAACTATCTGGAATTTCCGGATGGTTCATTGTTTTGGCAGCAAACCACTTATTTGAGGTGATATATGGAAGAACAAGCAAACAAGATTCTCGTAGAACTACTGCAAAAAGCCAGTAATGGAATAGACGCGGCTGTTTCATTCAGCCAGGCACAGATTCCTGATGTTGTTCATCAGTTGCTGCTATGGAATATGGTTGACAGTCTGATTAAAACATTAATGGCCATTCTAACAATCCCACTGGTTTTCTGGTTTATGAAGAAGCAGTGCCAAAGAGTTGAGACAGGTAAAATCGGTGATGAAGGATATTCATGGGAGAAAGGAAATCCCAAATACATGCCGACAATGGTTTGGGATAGCAAAGGTGATATTAATCTTCTTATCATGCCATTGGTTGTAGTTTTGACTCTGTGGGGGATTTTTATTATTGGTGTAGTAACCAATATGACTTGGTTAAAAATTTGGCTGGCCCCAAAGCTTTACCTTATCGAATATGCAGCATCATTGGTTAAGTAATTTCAGGCCGCATAGTCGGCCTTTATTTTGGGCATAAACAACAGAGGTGAATATGAAAGAGTTTAAGGGTACGCCTGGTAAATGGAAGTACACGGTTAGAAACGTCAACGAGATGATGACTACGTTCCATGGTGTGACGATTGGTGACACATACATTGAAGCAGCAACAAGAAATGAAAGGGAGGATGCGCTACTGATAGCGGCAGCACCTGACCTTCTCGAAGCACTTCAGTTATTACTTAAGCAATCCAAAAATAGAACAACGACAACATATCCAGAATGGTATGAAGCTGTTAATAAAGGTCTTGCAGCAATCAGAAAAGCTCTTGGGGATAAGTAATGAAAGTAAAAATAACTGCTTCTAATACCAGTTTTGTTAGTGTTGGTGATATTACAGAAGTAATAACAAACCATGATGGAACCCAAGTTATGTGGTCTGATTTTTGTAAAAGATATGAGCGAGTCACTTGGTGTAAACTCGTATGGGGCGTCGAATACGAAGAATTACCTGAAATGCATGACGAATAAGCACTGTGTATTCATTCCAACGAGTGAATACACGGAGCAATGTCGCTCGTAACTAAACAGGAGCCGACTTGTTCTGATTATTGGAAATCTTCTTTGCCCTCCAGTGTGAGGGCTTTTTTATATGCATACCAATAACGCTTCACTCGAGGCGTTTTCGTTATGCAATCAAACAGAAGGAGCATCCTATGCAACAGTTCGCTATTGCAGGGGCGGCATCGGTTCGCCCTTTCAACCCGATTTTATCGGTACAGCATTCACGAAAAAATATTTTAACCGGAGCAGACTTTAAACAACCTCGCGTTAAGAGCTTGCTGGATCGTCTTGTTGAGTTTCTGAATCAAAAGGTACAGCCATGAAAAAACCAACTTACGAGGAACTGGAAGAAGCCCTGAAAGAGCTTAGAAGAATGGCTTTCGCCAGACGCACTAACTCTCACAACTGCGGCCCATTTCAGTACTCGGATTTATGCGAGGACATCATTGAGGTAACTCAACTGATTAAGGTCGTTAAGCAATGAGTATTGCGGATACATGGTCAGACGAAGAATTCATTCGTCAGATGAACAAAATGCTCAATCAGCACAAAGAACAGGATAAAGATGATGATTCTGACTCTGAATGATAAGCGTGAAATATCGCAAATAATCGCAAGTTTTACTGATGAAGATTACGAACGAATCAACAGTGAAGTTGATCGCCTCTGCAAACGTTGCGACCCAATAAGCGAAATGCTTCGCTCATATAAACCAGATGAACACACTAAGGACGCTATCGACTGGCTGGAAGATGATGACTGTAACTATCAGGAAAAAGCCGCTGAATGGTTCTGGGATGCAATAACCGAAAGAGTTAAGGCTGAATATGCCTTCGCAATATTCAAACGCAGACACATTTTTGGAGAAGCAGCATGAGCAATATCGTTGAATTCGTTAAACAGCAAGAGCAGTTATTCTGCGGAGCATTGACTGAACAGACGGTGACATGGGCTAAGGAAAGCCAGTTTGCAATTCAGTATTTCCAGAAAAATGATTACCTGGCTAAAACTGCACTGGCAAATCCAACCAGCGCACAGAACGCCATCATCAATGTTGCGGCGATCGGCATCACCTTAAACCCGGCTAGCAAACTGGCTTATCTGGTTCCGCGCGACGGCATGGTGTGCCTTGATATCAGCTATATGGGATTACTACATATTGCAATGGAGTCTGGTGTTATCTCATGGGGTCAGGCAAAGCTTGTTCATGCTAACGATACTTATGAGTCAAACGGACTTGATAAAGCACCAACCCATAAATACAACGCCTTCGGTGATCGTGGCGATATCGTTGGTGTTTACTGCACAGTTAAGACGCCAGCAGGTGATTATCTAACGGAAGAGATGAGTCTGGCTGAAATTGAGGCTGTAAGGAAAACAAGCAAGGCGGCATTCAGCGATAAAGGACCATGGGTAAATCACTGGAATGAGATGGCGCGAAAGACGGTCGTAAAGCGTGCAAGCAAGTATTGGCCTAAGGCATCACGTCTTGATAGTGCTATTCACGTACTAAACGAAGAAGAAGGTGTATGGACTGAACCAGTTATGCCGCACAAATCAGAGGAAGATATCCGCGAAGATGAACGGAAACGCCAGCAGGAAATAACGGATAAAGCACAACTTCTTTGTGATGAAATGGCTCAGGCTGAAAACATGGATGATTTGAAGAGATATTTTGCAGAAGCATATCGCCTGACATCTGGAATGAAATTGCAGCAGAACATACAAGCCATTTACATAGAATGCAAAGCGAAACTGGAGGTTGCCAGTGAGCAAACTATATGAAATTGCCAATGAATACGCAAAATTGATGGATTCAGATTTAGAACCAGAGATGATTGCTGACACAATAGAAGGCATGGAAGGAGAATTTACCGATAAAATAGAACAACTTCTTTCCGTCATTAAAAATGAATCTGGTTATGCCGAACGCCTCAAGGAAGAGGCAAAGTCACTGAATGAGCGAGCCGCAGTAATTCAAAATAAGATTGACAGCATCAAATCATATATAGCGTCATCGCTTGAAATGGTTGGCAAGAAAAATATTCGAGCAGGTATTCACCAGGTAACAATCCGCAAACCGTCAGAAATTGTAGAAATAATCGACTCAAGCGCCCTTCCTCCTGAATACGTTGAGTTTGAAACGACAATTAAAGCCGACAAACTGGCAATCAAGCACCAACTAAAAGCAGGAATAAATATTCCCGGTGCTCAACTCAAGGTTGGGGAACCTTCACTTCTTATCAAATAACGGTATCGCCTATGAAAAAGACTCCATGGGAGAAATGGGAAGTCGATTTCTTGCGCGAAGTATCGGCGACAATGCCAGTTGAAGTTATTGCTGAAAAACTGGAAAGGACTGAAAAATCAGTTATGGCGAAAGCAACAAGGATTGGCGCTGACATTGTTAGCCGACTTCGTGGAAGACGCTGGACAAGAGCCGAAGTATCACTTTTCGGTAAGTTCTCCGCAGAAGAAATAGCAATTGCAACCTGCCGCTCAATTTATTCAGTAAGAGCTATGCGATACAAGCTAAAAAAACTCGATGAAGAAAGAGCAGGCATACGAATAAATTAACATGGAGTAATTAACAATGAAGCTAAACATCGACCTCGGAAAATACGTTATTACCGGAACCAAACACGATCTGATTCTTAGCGAAAGAGGAATTATCAAAGAAGGCGAGAATGCAGGGAAAGAAACACTAAGTCGTATCGGTTATTACAGCAAGTTTGAGCATCTGGTCAAAGAGTTATGCAACCGTGAAATCCTGTTATCTCAGGCGCAGACGCTACAGGATATTCAGCAACATATCGAGACTTTAGCTGTGTCACTTAGCATGGCCGTTGACCAGTTCGTGGAGAGTAAATCATGAGAGGTCTTGCATACAATCCCGGCATTCTTCCGGCAGAAATGATTATTCGCCAACGCGTAAAGCCAATGCCATCGAGAGAGGAATTGCTTAAGAGAAATTCTTTTCCATCAGTGAATCAAAACAAGTATCTGAATGCGATGTTGCGGAGTGGGAAGAAATGAAACAAATGACACTAATTGAGATGGATGGATTTCTGAAAGGTAAATGCATCCCACGAGATTTAAAGGTTAACGAAACAAACGCTGAATATCTGGTGCGTAAATTTGCTGAGATTGAATCAAAACTGGAAACGGCGTTGCGGGAGTGTCGTTCTGCTGGAATAACGATTGATAACCTTGAGGCCAAGTGCGCAGCGCTGGCTGCTGATAACAAGAAAGCAATGGAGGCAATGAGGCAGGCAGATGCAGCCGTTAAGTTGGCACACGAGAAGTTTTCGGCGCTGACTGCGGAGAATGCGGGGATGAAGGCGACATGTGAGGACCGTCGAACGTTCATTATGAACGGTGTGCAACTGGGTTATATCAAGGTTCCTACAGTAGATACAGACCCGGCACTTGATACCATTCGTGTTGCTGTATCACCACAAGAACCAACCCCAGCCACCGACGCTTTCTTGGCTGAAGTGAAGACTGAAGCACGCAAGGAGGGCGCTTACTTTGTTGCGAACAGAATGCTGGCTGCCTGGGAAGCTGGTTTTATTGATGATACTGCGAAGAACGCCGCTGATATTGCCCGGATGATTCTTACCTCTACTGAGTTTATGGCTAATGCGCCGGAAGGCGATTTTGACCGCTCATTCTCTGATGGCGTACTCGAAGACATCGCTGCCCAGCTTCGCAAAGGAGTGCAGTCATGAGCATTCTTGAAATTCTAAACACTGGCCTCGCTCTGATGGGGTGGTTATTCATCATGTTCAAAACGGGCCAGTGGTTTATCTCCATTGCGCTAAAGCAGTGGGATAAGCGTAGAAAGCTATCTCGTAGACAGAAGGCAGTAAACGAATTTTACGATGCGTTTGACCTGTCCAGCATCGAACCAGGAACAACGGTGCGCCTGGCGACTAAAGGCGATCTGACAATCATGATGTATCGCACAGAAGGATCCGCCCAATGAGCAACATCAACAAACAGGCGCTGCGTGGTCAGAGCGTCGAAGGTTCGTATTACCTGGCAGAATGTGGTCATTGTGGCGAGATGTACCCAAGTAACAAGCTGGATGGAGGTGAGTCGCTATTTTCCGGCGATTACGGTGAATGCTTCTGCCACCTCTGTGGCGCTGATGATTCTGATATTGCAGATAACGGCGCGTGGGGTTCTGAGGCTGTAACAGCATGGAATTATCAGCAGAAGCGTATCGAAGCGCTGCTGGATGAGAACTACAGGCTGACTGCGGAGCGTGATGCTCTGCGAGAAAACATAGGCGGTGACAACACCCGTGCAGCTGCTGATATTTACTTCCAACTGGTCGAGGAGTGCGAAATTCCTGCTGGCGGATCTCTGGTCGAATACGTTGATGATATGCGCGAGAAGCTGGAAGCCGCAGAGAAGCGCATTGCAGAACTGGAAGCACGGGAAATATCGCTCCCAGAACGTAGCAGCATGCTTCATCGAACAGATTTCCACGAGGATTACCAAACGGTAATGGCATACAAAGTTTCTGAAGTCATCGCTGCAATCCGCGCTGCAGGCATTCGCATCAAAGGAGAGTGATATGAGCACTGGATGATATGGGCGCAGATAGCACATGCAGACGTAACCAATATTCGAATTGAAGAACTGAAAGAACACCA